GAAGCGACTAATGTTTTGAGAGCGATTAAAGCGGATCGAGGTGTTTTTGACTTTAAAGTTCAATGTGATGAATCAAACAACCCACCGGATAAGATTGACGCAAATATCTTTACGGCTGATGTTTTTGTGAAACCAACAAAGTCTGTCAACTTTATTCAATTAACATTCACAAACAAAAATCAGTCAGATGAACTGAACTAATAGAAGGAGAGAACAATGGCAGACGTAAGTTCTTTTAGATCACAGTTTCTTGGTGGAACAAGACAAAACAGATTCATTGTTCATGGATCTGTTGGTACGGAAAGCACCGACTTAAACGATCAAACCAAATTCTTTGTAAAAGCAGGACAATTACCACCATCGACAGTTGGTATTATTCCAGTGCCATACAGAGGTCGTATTGTGAAAGTTCCCGGCGACAGGCAATACCTTGAGTGGCCGATTGTCTGTTACGATCAGGCAAAGAACGCAGGATCAGAGCCGGGAGCCGAAGGTGGAGCGGTTAATGCGAACACAATTTATCGTGCGATGCATGATTGGAGTGAGCAAATTAATGAGCACGCTAGGAATGTTCAAAGTGAAGACTGGACAGATATTGCCGCTGGTGGTCTCACTGAGTGGAAAATTGCACACTTAGACTTGGAGGGAAATGCTCTCAAGGGTTACAAATTGATTAACTGCTGGCCCGTTGAGGTTGGTTCTATTGACTTAAGTTTCGATGCTTTGGACACCGTGGTCGAGTTCCCAGTAACTCTTGCGTATGATCACTTTGTTCCATTAACTTCACAAGAACTTTCGGGAATGAATCTTGTGCCACCAGAACCGGCTGGTAACTAATAAATACTTTATAATATGATTACAGTGAAAGAGGGAAAATATGCCAATAAATTTATTCGGATTTACGATTGGTAGACAAGAAAATGATGAGTCGGGTGCAAACGATGTTGTTGCACCCGATTCTTATGATGGTTCATATACTTTAGATTCAGGATCAGTGTATGGTGGATTTATGTCCACCTATACTGATTTTTCTGGTGGAGCAAAAACAGAAGAAGAATTTATTAAAAGATATCGGTCAATGTCACTTTTTCCAGAGGTTGACATGGCAATTGAAGATATTGTAAACGATGCGATTGTTTTGGACGAGGATCAAGAGCCAATTAAATTGGATCTAGAAAAGACTCTTCTCCCAGATCAAATCAAAGCGAGAGTGTATCAAGAGTATGAAAGAGTTCTTGATCTACTTAATTTTGCGAAAGATTCTCATCTTTTGTTCAGGCGCTGGTATGTTGACAGTAAATTATTTTTCTACATTATGATTGATGAGGAAAATCCACAGAACGGTATAAAAGAACTTAGATCAATTGATCCACTTAAGATTAAAAAAATAAGAAATGTTAAAAAAATTCAAAATGGATCTAACTTATCAATTCCAAGATATGGTGAGGTTGATGAATTTTATGTTTACACCAATCAAAGTAAAGATGCAACTTTTCAAACCGGAGCGAGTGGTGTTCGTTTAACGATGGACTCCATCATTTACTGTCACTCTGGTTTGATTGATGCAGGATCAAAACGAGTGGTCGGGTATCTTCAAAAAGCAATTCGTCCATTGAACATGCTTCGTCAGTTGGAGGATGCTGCGGTTGTGTATCGCATGTCAAGAGCACCAGAACGAAGAGTGTTCTATGTTGATGTTGGTAATATGCCTACTCAAAAAGCACAACAATACATTGAGGGTTTGGCAAAACGATATAGAAACAAACTTACATATGATCAGTCAACAGGAAATTTAAGAGAAGAAAGAGATCACTTCCACATCATGGAAGATTTCTTCCTCCCACGAAAAGAGGGTGGTAAGGGAACTGAAGTTACAACTCTGCCGGGTGGCACAAACCTTGGTGAAATGAGAGATGTTGAATATATGCTTCAAAAACTATATTACTCATTAAATGTTCCACCATCAAGAATGCAGGCTGATAATGGATTCAATATGGGCAGACAAGCAGAAATCACACGAGACGAGGTGAAGTTTGCTAAATTTATCTCAAGATTAAGAGATCAATTTACAAATCTTATTCTCGACGCACTTAAAATTCAACTTTCTCTCACTGGTGTGATGAGCCTAGAGGATTTTGAACTATTACGACCAAAGATGAGATTTACTTACAACAGCGACTCACATTACTCTGAACTTAAGACCACAGAGTTGATGAAAGAAAGACTCACTGTTGCCGGTGGAATGGAACCATATATTGGTCGATATTTCTCAAATTCATACATAAGAAGAGAAATTTTTGGCATGACAGAGGACGTTGAGTCCAGAAACATGGCAGAGATAGCGAACGAAATAAAAACAGGTGAAATACCAACAGGACCACCACCCGAGGAGGAGCAACAATGACGAACCCATTAGTTTTACACGCTTTGAATGAAGAGAGGGAAAACTTTGATTCCTTAGCGAAAACAATGATTGAAGAATATCTCACAGAGAAATTGTCAGATACTCAAAAAGAACTTGCTTCTGAAATGTTTGAATCTGCGGCAACAACAGTCGAAAGCGACGATGCATTTGCGTCAATCATTAATGAGTGTTTACATGAAAATGTAATTATTGATGTTGATTTTGACAACGGTGAAAGAGTTGAACTCACACCGGAGTTAGCGACAGTTATCTCTGAAACGCATGATACTCTTCCTAAAGACATTCAAAATCAATTTAGAGATTCACTTTTTGAAAGTAAAGAAAACTTTGTGAGAATGATGGAAGCAATCATGGAGGAGGAAACTGATGAGTAATATAATCAAAGCCATTTACGAAAGAAAAATGTCTGATGCCAAGGATCTCATCGACGAGACTTTATTTAAAAAATTGGCAGAGGCATTAGTTAATATTGAAGAGAAAAATAAACTCGATCCCGTTGGAAAAGAAGATGGTGACATCGACAACGATGGTGATGAAGACGACACCGATTCCTATCTCCTTAATCGTCGCAAGAAAATTGGTCAAGCGATGAAGAAAGAGGACATGCAATACGAGGGGATCAAAATGACACCAACTCCTCCCATACAGAGGAAGAAGAAAACTCGGAAGGCTAATAAGTCTGGTGATAAAGTAGTTAAAAGAGACAGCAGATCGTTTAACTTTAAAAAAGTGAATGATGAAGAGATCAAAGAAGGTGCCCCAGGCCATGATCGTGAGCATCAAAGTGCTTTCGATCATACCGAAACAGAGGCAAAGGAAAAATCTCTCAAAAAAGTTAAATTAAGGGCTAAAGGAGGATCCTACTAATGGCTCTTAAACTTATCACAGAAATGAATGAGGATATCAATTTCATCTGCGAAGCGGATGAAAAAAGTGGTAAGAAAAACTACTTTATTGAAGGTATTTTCATGCAAGCAGAACAAAAGAATAGAAACGGTAGAATTTATCCTACTGGTGTTCTGATGCCTGTGGTTGAGAAGTATAATAAAAATTATGTTGCACAAAATCGTGCGTTGGGAGAACTTAATCACCCACAAGGTCCCACTGTTAATCTTGACAGAGCGTCTCATATGATCAAGGAACTTAAGCAATCTGGTTCTGATATCATTGGTAAAGCAAAAGTCATGGAAACACCTATGGGAAAAATTGCCATGAATCTCATAGACGAGGGTGCAAAACTCGGTGTTTCGTCTAGAGGAATGGGAAGTTTAAAAATGACAGAAGGTGGTGTGAATGAAGTTCAAAAAGACTTCATGCTTGCCGCTGTTGATATTGTCGCTGATCCATCTGCTCCAAATGCGTTTGTAAACGGCATCATGGAGGGTAGAGAGTGGATTTGGAACAATGGAATTCTTCAAGAAAAACACATTGCAGAGTATCAAGAACAAATGAAAAACACTTCGAGTAGAGAACTTGAGGAAAAAGCCGTTTCATTGTTCAAGGATTTTCTTTCAAAAATCTAAATAATATAAATAACACAGAAATCGTCTACCTTAAGGAGATAACTAAATGGCTCAGAGAAATAAATTAAGCGAAGCGGACACGTTGAACACGCAATCCTTTGAGGATCCTGTTTTGTATCAGGACGCAGAAGGAAAGAGTGCTAAACTCGGTACTTTGGATGCACCCGACAATTCAAAGAAAAATAAAGACACAATTAAGGGAGCAGCAGGTCAAGAACCAGCGGATGCTGATATGGCCGGTCCTGCCAATGAAGATGTCTTTGCTGAATTGTTTGACGGTGAAGGCCTTTCAGAATCTTTTAAATCTAAAATTAAAGGTGTTTTTGAAGCAGAACTCGCACAAAGAACTGATGCCATCACCGAAAGTTTAAAGACTGAGTTCCAAGAAGAACTTGAAGAAAAGGTTCAAGGACTCTCCGAAGAAATGTCTGGTAAAGTTGACGAGTATCTTAACTATGTTGTCGAGAACTGGATGGAAGAGAACAAACTGTCTGTCGAAACCGGAATGAGACTGCAAATTGCTGAAAGTTTCATTGATGGTCTTAAGGATCTCTTTGAAAATCATTACATCTCGGTCCCCGATACAAAAGTTAACTTGTTAGACGACTTGTTTGAAAATCAAGAAACCACTAAAAAACAACTTGATGAAGCATTAGAAATTAATAGTCAATTGTTAAGTGCTTTAGAAAATCATAAAAAATCTGAAATCGCATATGGGCTCTCCGAGGGATTAACTGATCTTGATAGAGAAAAATTCTTTACACTCGCAGAGGAAGTTTCATTTGAAGATGATGAAACATTCCAGCAAAAACTTGTCGGAATTAAAGAAAGTTACTTTAATAACAAGAAGGCAACAACATCATCTCTTGTCGAAGAAGTAGTTCCCAGTGTTGAACCAACACAACAAATTGATGAAACGTCAGGTGCGATGGGACAGTATTTGAAAGCGATTGAACGAGGAAACAGATTTAATAAAGGTTAAATTTTAAAAAACCATAAATACCAACACTAGGTAACAAGGAGAAACAACAATGGACTTAGGAAACACAACACCATACGATGTTTTAGAAGAAAAGTGGAATCCAGTTTTGGAAACCTCTGCTCTCCCAGAAATGTCAGACAACTATAAGAAGAAAGTTACTGCTGTTCTTCTTGAAAACACAGAGACTGCTCTTCGTGAGCAAGCACTTCATGAAACAACCAACCAAATGGGTGGTGGTTTCTCGGTTTCTCAGGCTGCTTCCAGTGCTGGAAACCTCGCTGGTTACGATCCAGTTCTCATCTCGCTCGTCCGTCGTGCGATGCCTAACCTGATCGCTTATGATATCGCTGGTGTGCAGCCCATGTCGGCACCCACCGGTCTTATCTTTGCGATGAGATCACGCTACGACTCACAAACCGGAACAGAAGCCCTCTTCCAAGAAGCCTTCGCTAAGTTCTCCGGTTCTGGTAACACCTCTACTAACGCTCCTGATCTTGCGAGCGAAGGTGTTGAGCCAATCGGATCCACTGGTACTCGTCAATCAGAAGCAACTTTGATGGACGGATTCCGTGGTATTCTTACCGGTCGTGCTGAGACGATGGCCGAAGCATCTGCATCAACGACATCTGCAAGTCCTGCCTTCCGTGAAATGGCATTCTCAATCGAAAGAGTCGCTGTGGAAGCAAGAACTCGTGCTCTGAAAGCAGAATACACCACAGAACTTGCTCAAGACCTGAAGGCTGTTCACGGACTCGATGCCGAGACTGAACTCGCTAACATTCTTAGCACCGAGATTCTGACTGAAATCAAC